TTACCTAATTTACCTAAAGCAGACAGAGACTACAGGTTCTTTGAGATGGGCAACCATTTTTCAGAGAACATTTTTGTAAGGTACTGTACCTTTGATGAGGTTGACAATTATCTACCTGAGTTCAGAAAGTATCTTGAGGTCTATCGTAGTATGATTGATGAAGCACAACCCACAGGTGAAGACACATCATTTTATAAAGACTTTGATATTTACATGAAGAAATTGGATCCTATCTTAGGATACATGACTGGTAACTTCGGTAAAGAAAAAGCTGACCGAATGATGGATGAGTTTTTCTTTTCTTACGCTGATGAAAACTAATGATGTACTGGGTAATCCACTTTGGTTTATGCCAGTTATGTTACTAGCATTCCTAGTATTAATAGAGGGTCTTCACACTGCTGCTCATTTACATCAAGAGATAGATGTACATGGTATCTGTAGGCAGAACAAAGAATATATTGAAAGTAAAGAGGACGATTATTAGTGAAGAAATTATGGAGGATATGGAAGTATGCATTGGGTTCTTTCTCTGATGAAAAAACTAAACGGTACGACAATCACGTTGTTCTGGTACGTACTTTTATATTCTTTTCTTATCTCATTACTAATAGTTTTATTATTGCAGGTGTGATTCGTCACTGGAACAGATGAATAACTGGCACAAGGAGTGGTCAAACACTCCTTTTTTTGTGTATACTATGTCTATAGAAACTAAATAAAGAAATGCTAGTCGAACTATTGCAACTCATGGAAGCGACCATGGTTGTTACTACACTGACGATAGGTGTAGTTGCTGCTGGTTCTGCTGTTTTGAGTGGTGCAGCACCACCTGACATTACATCATTGTCATCTGTGTATGAACATGATGATAAAAGAATCTATCTTGACCGTGCTACAAAGCATAGGGAGGATGAATTAACCGAACTAATCTCTAAGTAAAATCAATGACAAATTCAAACTTTACACCTGAGTACAACAACGAACCAATTCCAGGCTCTGAAGTAACAGAGCAACCTGGTTTGTATCCAGAGAACATTGCACCTGATACTCCCGATGGCGTTGTGAATGTACCTTATTCAGATCCAGCTGATTCTAACGTGGTCATTACAACAGGACCAGATGGAACTTTCACACCACCAGCAGATGCACCTGTTGAAGATCCTCGTGTAGATTATGTCATTCAATTACTTGAAGAACTTAACCAAAAGGTTGAGCATTTGATGGAGCATGCACATCAAGACATGCCATGCTGTCCTGATCCAGAACCACCAGTAGTGTACGAAGGTATGGTAACTTTACAACCTGTTCCACAACCACCAGCACCTTAATCCAAAATTGATATTTCAATTACATAAAACCCCGAAAATTTTTTCGGGGTATTTTTTTGTCTAAAAGTCTTTCAACCATTTAGGTATGTAAATTAAACACAGTGCTGCACTCCAGAATGTTACGAGTGCAAACACATCAAGTGCTCTATGCTGTGTGAATATTAAACCTAACACAACAAACAAGATCCACAACCAGTCTAAGGTTGAATGAATCTTCTGCCAAGTATCACCTAAGTCTTTGATGAGTTCCTCTCTGATCTGTGCAAAGAGTGGTGATACATGTCTCATCATGACGAAACCCTCATTAAGAAACATGAGAGTGAAACCAATCCAAAATATCATATACGATTTGTTTTCTTTAAGTTCTTATTAATATAGTCACTAGACTCTGTGTATTTGTTAGATTTTTTGAAACTACTAACAAATGCACCTACCAGTGCTGGTTGTAAGAGATAGATTTCTCTGTTCTTTTCGTTCTTCTGTATCTCATACTCATAGTTGTTTACTGGTCTTGATAATGTAGAACCAGGTATAGTAACTAGACTTGCTCCGTTGTTGAATGTATGACTACTTGTATAGAAGTTCTCATCAACATAGAGACCAGCAGGTTGTAGTACTACATCCTTTATGTTTTTATATTCAATTGTTTCATAGTGATGTGTGCCAGAGTAAGCATCATCATATTTGTCTTCAGCATATATTCTGATAGCATTATCATCCATTGGTAAATCATATCCAGGATTGACCATGTTATTTGTTATTGCTATCACCCAATCATAGAAAGGATTTTTATAGAACTTCTGTGCAATAGTATCTAATCTTTCACCAGTTTGTATGACATACTTGTCAAAGTATACTGCGTATTCGAATATGTTTTCATCGATTGTATACTTCTTGAAGAAGTTTGTCGCAATAACATAATCAGATTCCGAGAACGGATAACTGATAGGAGACTTGGTGTATTCTATACTTGGTAATAATCTGAAAAACATTATAGACTCGATGAATTATTTGATATTTCTTGGTCGAAGATGAGTTTTGTCTCTAGAAAGTCTAGTGATATCTCTGTTGCAACTGGAGCACCATCTGCATAAGTTGCATAGTTTCCGTCAGGTGTGTAGTTTACTTGTACTCTAGTGATTGCACATGTTTTATATTGTGTCAAGTATGGGTGTAAACTTGAACCTTTCATGAAAGATACTCTACACATGTGTGGTACTGTGATCATGTTTCCTCCACCAATAGAAACTTTATCAGATTGTTTAGCATCATTGTAACCGTCTTTATCTAACCAACTACTTGCAGTATCATCACCAAATCCTGGTAGTGATGCTCTTTGAAATGTTCTACAGATTGATCTGATAATCTTTGCTTCTTCTTCATTATGAGGAGTCAGCTTAAACTTTAATCCAAACTCTCTTAGATCTGGTTGGTCAAATAATACTTCTACGTTTGGGTTTAATATAACACCTCTAGTTGATCCAGTAACGTCATTTAGTGATAAGTTTCCAGCAACACCAGGAATTGCATTAATACCTTGAGTAAACAAACTTGCAAATGTATTCTTTAAACCTTGAGGAACATTATAATCTCCTAGTTTATTAAAGTCACCATTAGCAGCAGCAACAAGACCTCTACCCATACTACTGAATGCTTTAGCATTCCATGATGTTTTTACCTCAGTTGATATATCTTGAGGCATGTATAGAATGACTGGTCTATATCTTTTACTATCTGTTATTGGTTTGAAGTTTGTTGCCGACTGATTGTATCCAATATATCTACTAGATATATCTTCGGTTCTTCCTGCTTCACCAGTTGCTAATCTATCTTGAACATTTTCTGGTAAGAATGGTGGTATATATTTACCAAATTCAAACATCATATAGTCTGAATCTCTTTCAAAATAATCTGAGTTAGGATATCTTAAACTAGTACCAGCATCACCATCATGATTACCTTTTGGAATAGGTACTATAGTTCTATCTTTCCCGTCCTTTCTTTTTGCTTGTGCTAGTTGTAAGTATGCACTATCATTTGATAGATTAAATTCTTCGACTAGTTCATCACCAGAAGTATCATCTATGTCAAGACTAGTATCTCTATTGTTATATGCATCAATTACTCTTATTAAACCAGCAGCATGTTGTTCTTTAATTACTTCAATATCAGAATCAGCTGCTATATAATGCTTCCATGGTAGACTACCACCAAATGATTTGAGATAGTATATTTCAGTTGCTGGATCATAATAGTAATCGATTCGTGACGCACCAATATCAACTTTATTACCGACCCATTCTGCTGAATCAGGGATTGCGTCTATTTGTACTCTCATTTTGCCATAGATACTGATTTTTCTGTTCCATATCCTCTGATCATTCTACGTGCTTTGATTTTGTCGTAGAAGTTTTCATTGGTCTCACTCCAGACATCTTCTTTAGAGAAGTTATACTCTGAACCTTTTCTAGTTATAACAAAATCTTCAACTGGGAGGAGGATTGCCGTATCCCATTCGTCAGCAGATAGATCTAATAAAAGACCTTCCACATTAGACTTAAGGTATTTATGGAAGCAAGCCTTAGGTAGGTTGATCCTTCCATTCATCAGATCTCTTATAGCAAGTATCCTTTTCTTAGGTGTCATGTAATGCAAGTTAGCTCCAAAGAATTCATTTGGTTCAGACTTAATACAATAAACAAGTGGAAACTTGTCCCAATATGGTAGATATTTAGACTGTGCTTTGTATTCGAAGAGGTACATGTGACCTTGCACTGCATATCTTCTCAATATATTTGCGTCTTGCTCATCTTCAGGGTCAAAAGAATCATATCTCTCATCACGAATGAATTTTTTATGATCCTTTTTAAATCTAACTACTTCTTCCCTTACAGTATTTCTGTACCATGTAAGAGATTTCTTCTCACCTCCAGTCTTTTGAGTTACTTTCTCAAAGATTGTTTCATAACCAGTAGATTCTTTTACAGCAGATCGCTGTATCTCTCCAAATCCTTGTGCCATTTTTCATACTCCTACACTCCTAGGTTTTCTTCAGTTAATATAAGGAAACCCATCTGCCTATCTGAACAGTAGTCTTCGGCAGCATCCCATTTGGCACGGTTTTTAGCGAACGTTAGACAAGCTTTCTTGTAAGCAGAGGTTCTTTTATCTTTATGATCATACGGTGGTTTCGTTTGTTTCTTCGGTTTAATTTCGATTATGTACTTAGCGTACGTTCCATCCTTTTTACGAACTTTAATATAAAAGTCAGGATAGTACCGATGGGCTTTACCATCTGTAGGACACCTGTAAGGTATAATGTACTCTTCGCTTCCCCACTCTATGATAGAGTTTGTTCTATCACAGAACCTCATGAATTTTTGTTCCCAAGATGACCTATAAATGATAGTAGTAGGATTACCTTTATACTTTTTAGGGTTATTGGGCTTATAGAGTCCTGTCTTTGCCATATATAATATAGATTCCACGTTTTTATTTAGTGTGTCAAGTATAGAGAACTTAATGGGAAAAATAGGAGCTCGTGGGGGAATGTCCCGTACGACTACCTATCTCGTAAAATTTGATAGAGCAGGTGGGGATCTTGAAGACCTAACATTGTTCTGTGATGAAGCACAGTTGCCTAACGTACAGGCTGCTACAGCACAGATGACAGGAAGATTTTTAGGTGAAGGTCCTTATCAATATCCGCATACCAGATTATTCACTGATGTGTCTCTGGGATTCCTTTGTGATGCAAATTTGACTCAGTTAAAGTTTTTTCAGCAATGGTATGATCAAATTTTTCTTGATAATGGTACATACGTTATGGAGGATTCTGACGTTGAAAATATGATGGCTCAAGGAACTAGGTCAAGAGAAAGAAAGACTAGACTTGCTTATCCTGAAACTTATACCTGTACAACTAGGATTACTAAGGTTGAATTGGGTACTGACACTGCTGCAAATTATGTTGGGTATGGTGATAGACCTTCAGTTACATATATGTTGGAAGGTTCTTATCCTTATGCTATAGATGCTGTTCCTTTATCTTATGGATCCTCTCAAATTACTAGGGTCACTGTTAACTTCCATTACGTAAGACATTCGGTAATTTTCTCTGAAATAAGTCAAAATAAAAATATGGCTCAACCATCCAATGCAGAAACTGCCACCGAATTTTTTGATAGAAACGGATTCCTCCCACCAGGGTAGCAAATTCGGATTTTCAATTCCATAAAAGTCGGAAAATTTATTCTGCCAATTTTTTGCTGAAAAAGTCGCTATATATAAATATACGACTTGAATTAGTTTTTATGGCATTACCGAAACTTGGTTATCCTACCTATGAATTAGAATTGCCTTCTACAGGCAAAACCGTTAAATATCGACCATTTTTAGTAAAAGAGGAAAAAGTACTTTTACTAGCATTAGAGGCAGAAGACGAAAAACAGATTACATCTGCTGTTAAGGATTTAATCAAAAATTGCGTTATTTCGAGAATTAAGGTGGATACGCTACCTTTGTTCGATTTGGAATATCTGTTTTTGAAGATTAGAGGTGCTTCTATTGGAGAAAGCATCACTTTGACTGTAACCTGTCTTGATGATAATGAGACAAAAGCAGAAACAGTCATTAATATTGATGATATTAATGTTTTCAAACCAGAAGGTCATACTAACAAAATTGAGTTGACTGATGAAATGGGTATTGTGATGAAATATCCAAGTATGCAGAGATTCATCGAATTAGACTTTTTACAGAAAGAATTGGATACTGAGCAAGTTTTTGAATTAATTGCTGAAAGCATAGATCAGATATATGACTCTGAAGAGGTATTTGACTCTACAACTACTACAAAGAAGGAATTCCGCACATTTGTCGAAGGATTGACTACTAAGCAATTTGAGTCAATTCAAAAATTCTATGAAACTTCTCCTAAATTGAGTCATACGTTTAAAGTAACTAATCCTAAGACTGGAGTTGAATCTGAGTATACATTGGAGGGATTACAGAGTTTTTTCGTATAGCACTCTTCCACAATAACTTGGAGGGGTACTATAGAATGAATTTTGCTTTGATGCAGTACCATAAATATAGTTTGACAGAAGTAGAGAATTGGATGCCTTGGGAACGTGAAGTTTATGTAGCGTTCTTGATGCAATATCTAGAAGAAGTCAAACAAAAGCAACAGGCACAGAATGGCTAGATATCAGTCAACAGTTAGCGGTGATACTTCCCAGTGGATAGCAGGTAAGGTAATGTCTGCTGCTGGCATGGCTAGAAACGAGTCAGAGTCACAGGAGAGGGACAGACAAGCTGGTCTGAGTGTTGCTAATAGTGGTAATTTATTTGGTAAAGCATTAGTAAGTGAATTTGGTGGAGATTTCTTTGCCAGAACAATAGGCACTCTTAATCCAAATTCTGATGCCAAAAAAACTGATAGAGCAGCTAGTAAAGCAAGTAGATTTGCTGCAAATTTTCCTAGAACAAAGAAACAGACTGAAGAGGTTGAAGAAGAAGTAAAAAAGTCTAATGAAGACGTTGATCGTGCTGTTGACGCTCTTTTGACAAAGGATGATCATATACCAGTAAAAGACGAGAAACTTAGAGAGTATGTTGCTCGTGTTTTTGGTAGTGGTATAAATGCTAAGTTAGCACTGGTAGATCGAAGAGTATCTAAGAGTCTGAATCTTTTATCTGACATAAGAACATCTCATCAGAATAGTATCGATTTGATGATCGATCATAATGAGTTGATTGCAGGTAAATTAGATAAGGTTTTAAATTTATATCAAGAACAATTTGATTTTCAAAATATTCTTAAGGACAAATCACAGGTAGCTCGAGCAGAGAACGAATTAGAGCTAACAAGAGATCTTGCAAGGACTAGGAGATATACTGGATTTGGTACTGGCACTGAAACAGGTCAATGGATATTTGGAGCTCTATCCGATATTGTTGGTAGAAGAGTTGCTAATGCAGTTTTTGAAAAACTTGGTTTAAGGAAAGCAGCAAAAGCAATACAGTCTCGAATAGGTCTAAGGGGTTTCGGTAGAAGAAGAACTGCTGCAGCTATTGGTGATATTATAGGTGGTAGGAATTTCAGGAAAATGTTAGGGAGATATGGACCTGCATATGCAGGTGCTTATCTGTTTAGAGAACTTGGTAAAGCCGACAAATCTTATCTTAAAACTGGTTTAGGAAGAACTTCAATAATAAAGAGACAGGCGAAATTTCTATCACCATTAGACCGTTTGAATAAGGTAGTCATGTCTGATATGCCTCTTGATAAAATTGGAGATGCAGTTGATGCTGATATTTTAGCACGTAGGTCAGCAAAAGCTGCACAAATAGCAAATCAAAGTGGTATCCAAGAGATGATCAATAAAGGGTTGATTTCTCCCGAAATGATCAGACCAAATATGGGTTTAAGTTCTAATATTAATCCTCAAGTGGGGTTACCACCTTCTATTTCAAGAAAAGTTCCTTATCTTGGATCAGATGCTGGTAATAGAGTTATAAAGAAGAAATTTGCTAGTAGTGTAGGCAAAAAAGCAGCGAAAAAGGCAATGACGAAAGGGACTGCTAAAGCAGTTGCTAAGACTTCTAAACTCATACCAGGTGTAGGTACAGTAATAGCATTAGGTGAAGCAGCATACAGAGCATCACAGGGTGATATGACTGGTGCTGCATTATCAGTTCTTAGTGCTGTACCTATACTAGGATGGGGTGTCACCGCAGTTGATATTGGTAGGGATCTTGGGTTTAACCCACTTGGGTTACCACCTCCTCCTAACGAAGATGATCGTTTGAATTATACCGCTAGTGGTGGTAGATTAGACCAGTTTGAACAAGGAAATCCATATGGATTGACCAGTAGAGGAGTTAGTATGATGCATGGTACAGAGCAGATTCAAGCAGTAGATCCTAATAGTGGTATGACCACAAGCCATATTCAAAATATTGGTGATACTTTAGTATCTACTAGTGTTGCAATGGCAAGAGATCTTAGAGTTGATAGAGATATCTCTAATACAGTTACTTCTTTACCATTTGCAGTTAGAAATGTTAGATATAATACTGGCATTAAAACTGCACCAGTTAAATCGAGGGCAACTACCGAAACTTACTTAGAAAGAACAGATAGTTTGTCACAGTGGGCTAAAGAACAATTTGATAAAAACCGTAAGAAAGAAGAGGTAGAACCAGAGAAAGGTGAAGGTGGATTCCAACCGATAAAGATGTTTAAAAATTGGTTGGGATCATTTAGTGGAGATGGTCATCCTAATCCAACTACTATAACTTTTACAGGTAAACAAGGTCTTGACGCTTCAGGAGAACCTGGTGTTGATTTTAGTTATGGTGATTATACTAAGAATTATTCATTGTTTGATGGTGTAGTTATTAAGACAGGACATCAATCTACTAACTATGGTAATGTTGTAATTATTAGAAGTACTGATCCTAGCAATGGTAAGGAATTTGATGCTTTATATGCACACTTTCCTAATGGTGGTATTAAAGTCAAAGAAGGAAAAAAGGTTAGAAGAGGACAATATCTGGGACAAGTTGGTTTTATTAAATCTGATTCAGGTGAACCAGAACTTCAAGGAAATGGTGCTGGTAGGATGTCTGGATATCATACTAGTGTTGATTTCTTTGAACCTGATAGTACAGCAACATATTCTAATGCAAGTTTCTTAACTAACTTGATTATTAAATCTGAAGGTCTATCTCCAAAGAAGAATGATCTATTTGCAGGTATTGAACAGAAAGATTATACTTTTGAGAAAGAGATGATCAAAGAGCATGAAGGAATAGAACTTAAGGCATATTATGATACCAACGGAAATCTGACAGTTGGTTATGGACACTTAGTTGATGAAGATTCTCCTGTATATGGTTTGAAGGAAGGTGATTCTATTACACAAGAGCAAGCTGATGAATTATTTGAGATAGACTTCGAAGAACATTTAGCAGCAGCAATGAATCTTCCTGGTTGGGCAGAAGCTTCTGAAAAACAGAGAGCAGCATTGATTGATCTGGTCTTTAATATGGGTCCATATTTCTTAGATTCATTTCCAGCAATGGCAGAAGCATTGAAAAATGGTGATTTTGAAGAAGCAGCAAGACAACTTCAGTTTGCAGATCCAGATAACAGACCTGGAGTAGAATCTGAGTGGATGAATGATGTAGGAGAAAGAAGAAGTAATCCTATTTTAAATCTGTTGCAAGATAAACCTATTGATTATGAGGCATCACCACATCATAAAGATATTAAAGATTTGCAAGTGAATAATAATCTTCAAACTGAAGTTTTATCAGCAATTAATTTAATGAATGATAATAGACTTCTTGATGATAGTAGATTGTTTAGTCAAATAGAGGAAGATTCTAATACTTTACAGATTGTTATGTTAAATAATACTATAGTTAACCAACAGACTGTCAAAAGGAAGAATAATATTATTGCTAGTAACAATAATTCTCTTGAGATGTTTAAGTTGGCAAAGTTAGTAGGATAGAATGACTGTTAGATATCAAGCTGTAGCTGACGGAAGTATTGCACCAATGATAATTGGTGCGTTGTTTGATGCTGCCAGCATGGCTAAGTCTGAGAAGGCACGTGCTCATGATGCTGCTGATAAGCTTGATGTAGACAGAGATATTCTAGGACTTCGTAGAGGAGAATTTTTTGGTGAAGCACTGAAGTATCAAATGACTCCTGGTTTTGCTAGGAGAAGTAATTTTAGTAGCAAATTTAATTATCCTGATTATTTTAATAGAGGTCAGAGTACACCGTTTGCAAGTCCTATAAATCCTCAATCTACAGCATCTAGGCGTGGTCCTCGTGGGGGTGGTGGTATAGATCCTCAAATAGTACCAAATGATACTATTCTTGGTAATATGATTAATATTACTCCTGGTGGACTTAGTAAGAATGTACAATCAAAGACTCCAATGGTCGGATCTTCTGGTACTAGGAGGTATGAAAGTACTGTTTCAGGGAATAATAAACCTGTAGATGTCAAGGATGAAAAACTTGGTGTATTCTTTGCTGCTATAGCAGAGTCACTTAATAGAACTGTTGCTTCTATTAATCAGAAACAGGGTACTCTAGAGGCTGAGATTACTGCTGCAAATCAGTCCAATCTTGCTATTGCTAAGGGTCTTGAAGTTAGTAATGATGGCATAGGTGATAAGTTAGATGCTATTGCTGGTATATTAAATGAGCAGCTTGCACTTGCTAAACTTCAAGCTGATCAAGCAGAAACTACTGAGGTAAAGAAAAAATTAGACGATGAGACTGATCTTTCTGGTACTGAGAGATTTACTGATCTTGATGAAAATCCTACTCAGATAAGACAAGAGAATGAACTTGAGAATGCTTTAGATCTTGATAATGATGAGTTAGATTTCGGTGGAGTTGATGTTCCTAACTTTGAACAGGGTGGTATAGTTTCTGGTCCTGATAGTGGATACCTAGTCAGGTTACATGGTGATGAGATGATCACACCATTAGATAACAATTATACACAAGGACAACCGAGTGCTGTTGATGGTGTAACTCGTAAACAGTATGAGACTGGAACAGATATACCTGCTCCTACTCCACAAATACCAGCAATGAATTTCTTTGCTCAGAGACCATCTGAGACTTCTGGTAATATTATGAAGTCTCCAGTGAATGATATTAAGAAAGACAAGTACAGTGAAGAGAATTTGATGAAAGCAATGAAGTTACCATTTGAGGTTGCTTCATTAGGAATCATGGCTGCTACTGGTAATGCTGTTAGAGCAACACCAGGATTCAGTGGTATGAAACAGTCTATAGGATCTGTTGTTGATCCTGTTGCTCAAGCATTTAGTGTTAAAGATACAATTAGTGGTAAGGTCAATAATTTATTAGAGACTAAAGCATTCCAGTCAGAACAAAGAAATCAGGAGATTTTCAGGAAAGAACAGAGTCAGAATAGACGTGCGTGGTGGGATATATTTGGATTATTCAGAGGTGACAGAAAAGAAGGTGACGGAGGGGATCCTGGATATGGTGGTATAGGTGGTCCAGGTTTAAGTGGTGCTTCTAATCTACAAAACTTATATCATGGAACCAGTAATGCTAGAGCATCCAGTATATTCTCTGGTGGATTTAAACCTAGCAATGCTCTGAGTTGGGCTGGTAAAGGTAAGTCATTCCTAACACCAGATTTCTGGAATGCTGCTCAGTATGCTAGACCTGGTGCTACTGGTTTAAATCCTTTCAGTGTTAAGGGTCTTCCTAACACTGGTTTTGGTAATATGATGAGTAATAGAGGTCAGGTATTAAATGTACTACAACCTAAAGGTTCTGGTCTTAGATTGCCTGGTTGGTTGAAACGTTTAGGTATATCACCAGAGGTTGCTGTTAATCCTAATAAAGCAACTAAAGGAATGAATCTAGCTCAGAGATTATTGGGTGGTAAATATCCTAACAGTGTTCAAGCAAATATTGCTAGACAGTTAATGACATCACCAGCAAATAAAGGTCTGGGCATCATGGGTATGGCAAAACCATTCCTTAAGTTTGGATCAAAAGCACTTGGTATTGCAAGTTTCCTTACCGATTTTATATTCCCAGATCCTGTTGGTCAGTATCAAGATATGCATGGTCCAAATGCATACTACAATCATCCTGGATATACTGGTGAGAGACCATCATGGGCAGAACCAATAGCTAATGGTAAAGCAGAAATTGTTGATTTGAATTCAAAGGAACAGTCTCTTAATAGACTGGTTAAGAATGAGGTTGATTTAGATAATTTAACCCTTAACAGTCAGAACGTTATTACTCATAATACTGAATCTCATGATGAACCATTGTCTCATATTGATAATTCAGCAGAAACTCAGGTCGATCAATATCAATTTGTATACTCAGCATTCAAATAATGTCAGAAATAGTTAGAGCAGAACAATATAATATAAAATTTGTCGCTATTTGGAAAGTAGGTCAAGAGATGGGTGATCCATACGCATATCTTACTGACGTGTTTTCTAGTTTCCAGTATGTTGAGGATTTATTCTCACCATCGATATCTGGTACTTTGGTAATTCTTGACAAAGCACTTAATCTACCTGCTGATATGCCTATCACAGGTTTCGAGAAGGTTGTTATTGCTGTATCAGATAATAAAGGTGATGATCATCAATTTGATTTTCGTGTATGGAAGATTGGTAACAGAGTTAGTACTGAGAAGGGTCAAGCATATACTTTAGGATTGATTGGTGATCAGGGATTAACTAATGAAGGTGTTAAAGTAAATAAGGTTCTCACAAATACTGCTAGTGGAATTGTCAATAGTCTTCTTATAGATTATCTTAATGTACCTTCTGCTAAGATAAAAGTTGAAGAGTCTCTTAATACATTTAAGATAATTCCTGCTGGTAAATCACCGTTTGCAGTAATTAGAGACTTACAAGCTAAAGCAGTATCCAAAGAAACATTCACAGCAGGTGCAGGTGGAACATCATCTGAAATTATTACTGGTAGTGGTGACAGTAATGTAGATACAAAATCAGATAATGTCAAGGATTCTAAAAAACTTAAAGGTACTGCTGGATATTTCTTCTGGGAAGATCGTGATGGATTTAACTTCAAGAGTGTAGATTCTGTTGTATCACCAGACCCAAATAAATTTGGTGGTTCTGGTAAAGTTGCTGTGTATTCTTATGAACCAGCAAATGTAGATAAGACAGAATTTAAGGATCATAGAAAGATTCAAGAGGTTGTCTTTAGATCTGAGATTGACATGATGAAGAAACTCAGAGAGGGTGCGTATTCTACTGAGTGTGCGTTTTTTGATATAAATACTGGTGTTTACACGGAGTACACATATAAATTAAGTGAAAGCTGGGATGAGATGGCTCATTTGGGACCACAAACTAAACTACCAAAGGGGCAAGAACAATTATCTCAGTATCCGACTAGACGCTTATCTTCTGTGATTAATCATGAAAATTGGTACAATGGTACTGAAGTAGCATCAAACGATGCTTCTGATGAAAGTGACGAACCATCTGAATTCTATGATTCTCAAAAGCAGTATTTGGTACAATCTATCTCACGTGTAGGTACATTGTTCAATCAGCAATTAGCTATATCTGTGACAGGGAACCTAGATTTGAGAGTGGGTCAGAAGATTGAAGTACAGATACCTAACCAAGTTCCTTTAGAAAGTAAGGAAGACCTAGGATCGGTTGATCCAGAGCATAGTGGTATCTACTTGATCAGGAAACTCAATCATCAATTTGACAGACTTTCCATGAGTGTCTATACTGTATTGGAATTGATTCGTGACTCTTGGGGTTACGAAGACACAAAATCAGACGAATAACTTAAAGATATGAAAACTATAGAAGACCACATTAAGAAAGACCAAGAGATCTTGGAAGATCCTACCACTAGTCCTGCTGCCAGAAGGCATTACAAGGAAGAGTTGCATGATCTAATTGAATATGAAGAGCATCATCATGACGAGATAGAAGCAGGAGATCATCACGATCCTAATGCTATTGAACTATTTTGTGACCAACATCCAGACGAGCCAGAGTGCTTGATTTATGACGATTAAACATGGAAGGACTTAATCAATTATATCCAATCCACCAAATTGGATCCGACGGGTTCGCCTGGTGGATCGGACAGGTTGAGTCGCCTACACATTCTCAGGATGGTGAAGAAAATAAAGATCAGAAACGTTCTGGGAGATATAAAGTCAGGATCATAGGACATCATCCTAGATCTTGCGATGCCGTAAAGAG